TAGATTGACTAACCATTTTAAACTATCAAATTCGGAAGGTGTAGTCATGATGTTTCAAGAATATTAATAAAATAATTTTAAAATAAAAAATTTGAATTTTTTTTATTAATATTTTAAATTGGACTATTCGTTAATTTTAATCAACTGTAATTCTTTTTTTTTTACTTTTAGCAAGTTTTAAAACTCGTACATTTAATACACCATCACTATATGAAGCGGTAACACTATTTTCATCCACATGCGATGGTAATCGAATTGATCTACTAAATGAACCAAACATTCTTTCGGAAAAATAATATTTTATGGTTTCATCCTCCTTATCACTTTGTTCTTTATATTCACTTTTTTTTGTTGCCGAAATACTTAAAATATTACCAGTTAATTCAATTTCAATTTCATCTTTTTTTACACCTGGTAGATCTGCGTGAACTTCAAAAGAATCTTCAGTTTCTCTCATTTCCAAATCAAAATTCAATGATTTATCAGAGGTATCAATGGAATTCGGATGTAAAGGACGATTTAACGTCATAAAATCATTCATGAGAGTTTCAATTGCCTTGAATGGTGTAAGGGCCATTTTATGTCTATTTTATGATTGACATAAATAATTTATCTTTATATCAATATTTTCTTTAAGTCGTTGACATTTTATTTTTTTTATTATTTTTTTTGTAAATTATTAAAGGTCTTTTTTAAAGGGAAATAATTTTGATTATTTATTTTTAATTTTCCGGAAAATTAAAACACAAAATAAGATTATGGAACAATTCTTGAATAAAAAAGATTTGTCAAAAACAAAAATCAATACCAAAATTAAAACCACTAAATCTAGTAATTCCTCGTCATCAACGTCTAATTCATCCACACTAAATTCATTGTCATCATCATTGTCATCTATAAAACTTGCGGTTGTTGGTTCAAGAGAGTTTAATGATTATGATTATTTAAAGAAATCCATTGATATTCTTCAATTGAAATATAACATTTGTGAAATTGTATCTGGTGGAGCACGAGGCGCGGATAGTTTTGGTGAACAATATGCCAAAGATAATGGTATCCCAACAAAAATTTTTTATCCAGAATGGTCAAAATATGGACGGTCAGCTGGGTTTCGACGAAATAAAGACATTGTGGAATGTGCGGATATAGTGATTGCTTTTTGGGACAGACAAAGTAAAGGAACTTTATCAAGTATTAATTTAGCAAAAAAAAGTCAAAAAACATGTATTATAAAAACAGACTGGAATTCCTCTTAAATTATCAGAATGAATCAAGAAAAAACAAGAAAAACAAGAAAAAACAAGAAAAAAATACATTCTCCAACAAACTCAATTTTTTTTATTTGTTTATTAGTAGTGGTGATACAAATGAAAATTAAAAATTTCACAAATAAAATAGGAATTGTATCTTGGTTATTTATTGCTATACTTATTGTTATTGGATTGTTTCGTCACATATCTCATTCACAATTAGAACATTATAAAAATCAGATGGATGATTATTATGCACAAATTGAGTTATTGGGCGTTTCACATAAAATAATTCAGGAAGAAGAGTCTGACAAACAGAATAAAATTTATTATGTTTTTTGGACAGGTGGTTATGATTCTACTTATCGTATTTGTGAATTATTGATTGCCCATAAACGAAAAGTCCAACCTATTTATTTATCATACAATTTAGATAGTAAATATGATACAGACTTTTGGGTGCGAAACAACCGACTCCAGGAAAAAAAATCAATGAAAAAAATTAAAGAACAAATATTTCAAAAATTTCCTCATACTAAAAAATTATTACATGAAACAATTGAAATTGCGAAAAATTTTAAGGACAAAGACTATGTTGAAAAAGTACATCAATTAAATTTATGGCCTTATAAACGAAAAATACATCAATATGTCCATTTAGGTAAAATCTCTTTCCAATTAAAACGTTATGTTGACACTGGCGTGTTAGGTATACACAATACACCTTTTATCAATTTTATTACAAAATATTTACGTAATGATGATGAGGACATGACGTTAAATATATCCAAAACACATCCACTTCATTATTTAAAATTTCCTTTATTTGGTAAATCAAAAAAAAAATTATGTGACTTTGCCAAAAAACATAAATTTAATAATATTTTACAGTTAACATGGAGTTGTTGGTTTCCAAAAAAAGGTAAACATTGTGGTCGATGTCCAATGTGTTTGGAACGTCATGAATGTGTTTGATTTTATTCTAATTTTTATAATGATTTGATACATGTCCCATGAAACTTCCCATTGTCACACCTATAATTACATAGGGTAATCGATTGCGTTGCCATAAAGGCATTGCTATATTTCTGGTTTTAGCTGAGCGAATTTTAACGACTTGTTCACCTAAACCAAATATTACAGAACTACCCACAATGCTTATTCCACATTCTTTTATTTTGTTTTTGTGTTTGTTAAAAAAATCCATTTATTCAGAAGGTTTTATTTTTATTTTTATCTATTTTTTTCAGATTTTTCAGATTTTTCAGATTTTTAAAATATGTATGATAATAGTAATAGAATGGTTTATTTATTATTATTACTTTTTACCATAATTGTATTATTTTATTTTTTTAAAGCGTATGGTAATAATGTCACTGAAACATTCAAATCAGATAGTGATGTGAAAAACAATGACGATAAATTAAGAGACGAAATTATTCAAGCACTAAATGTTTTGCGTGAAAAAGTCAAAAAATTTAAAAAAAAATTTAATAAATTTCACCAGGAAAATATGAAAAATATAAAACAAAAAATCAAACAGGAAAAACAGGAAAAACAGGAAAATTTCATAGGAGGGGACTTTCCAAATTTGAAATTACCAAATAATAAATATATAGAGCAATTTTCGTTGGTATCTTCTACACTGGAACTTGGAGCAGACAAATGTGAGTGGGCCGAAAGAGATATCAATAAAACATTAGACAATATAGATGGTGAAGCAAAATCATTGGCAACAAAAGTTGGAATAGAAAGAGGTATATCTACGATGAAATTATTGGCTAAAAACCCAAAATTGTTTGGATTGATTAATTATTTATCTATTATGACAATGCGATACAAAGTTGTTTGTATGATACCAGGTAGTTTTGGTGGATATGTCTATGATTTTTCATTAAATATAAAAGATTTCGCAATAAATTTGTCAGAAAAAATGAGTCCAGATATTGCGTTAAATAAACCAAATCCATGCGATTTGGACACAGATTGTAAAGGATTTATGGAAGGTGAAAAATGTTGTAGAGGATTTTGTACAAAAGATACTTGTACTCCTTCTAAAATTGGTGAATGGTGTAAATTAGCAACAGATTGTGAGGGATGGGGATCTCTTGGTGATCATATAGTTTGTTGTAATCCAGACGGCAAAGATAAAAACGCAGATTTACGAGCATGGGGACGCTGTACAAAACCATGTATTAATACTGGTGTGGGATGGTGTCCAAAACAGACAGATTTAAAATGCGAAAAAGCCCTTGGTGAAGATTGTAATTTGGACACGGATTGTGTTGGATGGGGTTCAGGCGTAGGAGGAAAAGGTGTTAAATGTTGTCAAGGTGTATGTAAAGATGTAAAGGGAAAATGTGCTTTGTCAAAAATTGGCGAAAAAGCGAGATTGGCAACGGATTGTGAAAATAATGGAACATTATCACCACAAAAAATAGTTGTATGTAAAGAAGATGGTTCTGATTTTATATTGGACCTTGAAGGATGGGGTGTATGTACAAAACCATGTATAAATGCCGGTGTGGGTTGGTGTCCCAAAACAGCTGAAACAAATAAAACGTCTTGTGAAAAACCACTTGGTGAAGAATGTATGTTAGATACTGATTGTGCTGGGTGGGGGTCAGGAGTAGGAGGAACAGGTGTTAAATGTTGCCAAGGAAAATGTAAAGATGTGAAAGGAAAATGTGCTCCATCTGAAATGGGTGAAAAATGTAAATTGGCGACAGATTGTGTTGGTTTTGGTTGGAATACTACGACAAAAACAGTATGTTGTGGTAGTGATGGTAAAGATATTCCTTTGGGCAAATGGGGTGTATGTACAAAACCATGTGTTAATTCTGGAGCTGGTTGGTGTCCAAAACAAACCGATTTAAAATGTGAAAAAGAAATTGGTGAAAATTGTTCAGGTGACACAGATTGTAATGGTTGGGGTTTTGGTGTAGGTGGTCGAGGCGTCAAATGTTGTAGTGGATTTTGTAGAGAAAAAGATCATGGTAATGCTGGTAAAAGTTGTAGCAACAATTCAGATTGTTGTGGTAGAGATTGTAAATTACCATTTCAAAGCTGTCCATTTGGAACATTGACGGAAAATGGTAAACGATGTTGTAAAGATCTATTTGGTAAAATAGATAAAAATAATTGTATTGATGATAAAAAGGTTTGTTGGTAAAATAAAAAATTTGATTTAGAAAACCAGAAATAATTAAACTAATTTTTTAGATAAATATGTGGAAAATTATTTTGTCAATAATTTATGTTAGTGGATTTGCACTCAATGCTTGTATGGGGTTTATGTTATGTCGCGGTATTGAATTAACATTTGAATCCAATTTCGGAATGTCAAATCGAATGTTTTATCTCAAACAATTTTTGTGTTCACTATTGTGGCCAATAAATTTTTATGTAAGTGACATAATTGATTATTTTTCTATTAAAACAGATTTTACTATGTATCCCCTTACAATATTAAATAAACAACCATCAAAAAAACGAAAACAATAACTAAAACAATAACGAAAACAATAACGAAACAATAACAAAAACAATAACGAAAAAAAAGTTTATAATTAATGTGACTTAAATGATGGATACAAAGGTTCATTTGTTGGAATTAAATATGATGATATCATAGTTATTAATTCATAATGTATAATAAATTTATGGAATAAGAGAATAAAATTATTTTTACTTTTTAACCAACTATTCCACATAATGTTATAACGATCATTTTCAATATGATAATTTTTCCATTTCAACATATATGGAATCTTTTTGGAATTGATTTTGGTTGCAAAATCAATGGCATTTATATTATATATTGGATCAACATAATCAATATCTGCTCTCATAGATAATAATAATTTTAAATCTAAATTTGTGCCCATATGTAAACTCATTTTTAATGGTGTATTGACACAGCTCATACAACAACCTGTATTATTATGAGCCCATGTCTGACATTCCGATTTTGAATCAAAATATGTATTTGGATTTGCTTTTTTATTCAATAATAAATCTGACGCACAAAAACTTTGTTCCAATAACAAATGAGCAAATGACCATGCTTGTAATAAAGGAGTTGTCGCGTTATATCTGTAATTAACATTGGCTTTTAGATCCAATAATTTTTCAATAATTTTCAAATTACTTCTTCTAGATAAACTGTCCACAATAGATGTATCGGTGGACCAAGGTTTATGTATATTTGGGGAACATTCACAAAATAAATATTCGTTTATTTTTTTCAATGAAAATTTGTCAGATGATAAAAATTTATTGAATTCTTCCATTTTTTTATTGAAATAAAAAATAAAATAAAAAATAATATTTTTTCAAATTTTATATCGTTTATATTATGCAAGTGCTAGTTTATTATTCATAGTTGATTTATTGTTAATTTATGGTTAATTTATGGTTAATTTATGGTTAATTTATGGTTGATTTATGGTTGTTAGTTGTTGTCGAACTGCCATTAAACATATTCCCAATAAATTCAATCCTTTCCATTGTTCTTTGGGTATTTTTTTGGCATCCACTTCTTTTAATCCAATTCCCCATATTGTATCGTAAGGGCTGGCCTCAACCAACAAGCGCGATCCAGTTGCCAATAGAATTTTTTTTAAATCACTATTTTGACTGAATTTCAAAAAACAACCTTCTGTGACAATTTTTTCACGATTCGCTTCCCATGTTTGTTGATCAAAATTTTGTACTTGACGACCTAAATTCTTACACATACGTGGATCTGGGGTTTTTAGAATTTTTTTGGCAATTCCAGAATCATTAAACAATTGAGCTTTCTTATACATCATCCATTGTTCTGTGTTTTGAAACAATAAATTTGTACCAGGTTCCATAAATGGAATTTGATACCAATTGCTAAAACATCCATCTGAAAGACGTTTTTCACTAAAGAAAAAGATTGGCGATGTATTTATTGACATTTTTATGTGAGTTTATGAGTTTACCCTGTTTAATAACGCAAAATATAATTATTAATTTAAATAATCAAATTTTTAGAATGAATTAAAAGTAAATGTGATAAGTATTTAAACTTTTTTTCATAATATAATGTAATATGGAAGACGATAAATTTTTACAGAATAAGAGCTTGGTTGACAAATGGCTAAATATTACTTGGTTTCAAACACATATTGAAATTATTCCTGGATTATATGATATTTATTTAAACGATAAACATCACAACGATGAAAAAAACATGACTCAAATTCAGTTGGATTTAAACCGTACATTTCCAAATCATTCGTCATTTCGATCAGAAAAAATCAAAAAACTACAGAATATACTTTATGTTTGGACAAAACACGATCCCAAAATAGGATATGTTCAAGGTATGAATTTTATCATAGGAACGTTACTTCATTATACCAACAACGAAGAAAAAGTATTTTGGTTATTTTTACGACTAATGGAAGGAAAACCGTTTACCATATCTTCAAAACATGTTGGGTTAAAATCGTTGTTTCTGGATAAATTGCCAGGGTTGTTTGTTACAATTTATCAGCTCCACAAAGGATTAGAAATTCTCTGTCCTAAATTAAATCATAGGTTTATAGAAGATGATATTTCATTGGTTGCTTGGATTCCACAATGGATTATGAGTTTATTTACAAAATACTTTGAACCGGGTAAATTAACTATATTTTTTACATCATTTTTCCAAGGTGGTTATTTATTTTTATTAAAAATGATGTTGTGTATTCTTCAAACATATCAAACCAAATTAATACAGATGTCAAAAGACGAAATTGTGTTGTTTTTGAATCCCACTCAAAGCAATGCCAAATGCATTTGGAATGAAATTAAATTAGACAAAATTATAGAAAAAGTATCCAGTATGGCAATTACCAAACGCCATCTACATATTTGGGATACTGAATATCACGCCAAATTAGACCATTTAACTGATGATTTAGAAGTCATCGAACAACTTCGAACACATCAATTTCAACAATATAAGAAAAAAATAGATCAAGAAAAAGCAGTAGCAATTGGAGGATCAATTGTTGGTGTTGGTTTATTATTATTAGGAGGAGCACTTATCGGAAATCGCATGATACGCAATAGACGTCGACATAGTCATGCAATAAATCATACACAATCGGATGATTGGGTGATGGTAAGTGATCCAAATAAAATTTGAATATTTTCATTTTCATTTTTATTTTGTGATATTTATTGTCAACATGTTTTTATCATTGATTTTAGTCATAGCAATTCCTAGAATTCTAGGTGAAATTGTCTATGATATTTATGAATTTCCCAATAATATTAGTATTTATGAAACAATTGATACTTTAGGGAATACACGAGTAAATCAATTAATTGACAACATGGTTAAATATTCAGAGGACTATATTTATCGCCATGAATTAATTCATCGTGTTATTCCGTTCAATTCATTAAATAATGGATTTTACGCAAACTATCGACAAAATGGTGTTGTGTTATTTCCAGAATTAGTGCATTCACTTTATATAACCAAATCAAAGTTCAACAAAATGCAAACGTGTCATTATGATTTTATAAATGGAGATGAACTTCATTTAAAAAAAACATCTTATCATGCATTCGAATTTGATCTGCCAATACGAAATCACATGAAATTTAATTTGACAGATTGTCTTGATGCATTAGAACATCCATTGTTTATGCGAGCTGTTTTATATCATAAACCAAATGATTTTGTAAAAATCCCATTTAATCAATTGCAAATATTTTATGATTTTTTGAGGCGATATCACAATGGAGAAAAGTTTGAATATTTAAAATAAAATTAAAAATTAAAAATTAAAAATTAAAAATTAAAAAAAAAATGGTTATTCAATTTACAAATTTTAGAATGGAGTTAGCATTGTTTGCGTCCATAATGGAAACAACGACAACGGTTGTGGAAATTGTGATGGTTGTATCATTGGTTGTGTCATCATTGGTTGTGTCCATGTTGAATACATTGATTGTGGTAATTGTGGGAATGGTGGTTGTTGTAATTGTGGTAATTGTGGAAATGGCGGTAATTCTATCTTTGTTAGAGATGACTGTGGTGATGGCAAATTAACCTGAAATATGGAGGTTGCCATTTTATTCCCTTTTCTTTTTTTGCCACCATATACAATTATAAAATTATCTTCTTCTGGAACAAGATTTTTAGAAAATGGAAATGTGTTTTGCATTTTTCCAAGTAATGTTGAAATATACGAATTTGTATGTGGTGCTATTGTGGCCGATCGGGAACACCTAGTATATGCGATAATGCATCCCTCTTCTAAATTTAATTTTGGAAAATATGAGAAAATATCATTTGTCCCATTAAAATCCGCATAAATTGCAGCAATTGGTTTTTGTGATAAGACATATTCATCTAATAATTTTTCTAATTTACAATGGTGAACACATTTACCAAAAATAAAATGTGATTTCATTTTTTCAAATGTTTCTTTTGAACAATTTGGTATAATAATACGATTTGTTGAAAATCCTTTTTGATATAACGCATTTGCTGTATTAAAATCAATATGGTCTAAAATAATTATGTCGCCCCTGGAATTTGGAGAAATAGATGAAGAAAATATGTCATTAATTTTTTTTTTTTCAGTTGGATTTGGAGCAGTATATGTATCGTCTTTTTTACTGATATGTTTTGAGTATAAACGACCAGCAAGACCTTTAGCAATAGTTTCTGGTTTTTCTCTCATTTTTTCTTCTGTTTTATTATCAATCCATTGATCTCTCTCTTCGGCAGTGAAATTTCGTTTTTTATCATTGTACAAATATTTGGCATAATCTCGAGCATTCTTTTTTTGTTTTGAATTTCCAGAGAGAAGTTCCTTAACTTTGTTTTCAATCCAACATTCTCTTTCTCTTTCGGATTTTTCAACAGTTGTTTTGGGAATCGTTGCAGGAGTTGGTATGGTAGTTGTTTCAGGAGTTTTGTTATGACACATTTTGTGAAATTTTTTAGTGATAGATGGTTTAAAAATTCGTTCCACATTATTTATTTTTCTTTTGTTATTTTTTCTCCCAGTAGTTCCAACCCAATACCATTTTGAAATCGCATTAAGTTGATTAATTCGATCAACACTTATTTTTTTTTTTTTAAATTTTTGTCTTTGTGTATCACACCATCGCCCAATATTAACTCCTTTGTATTTAGTATTTCCAACCGGAAATATTTGTTTTGGATTTTCAATTCGATCATTCATATATTTGCAAACTAATTTACGTTTGATATTCCATTGTATATTTCGTTGATTTTTGTTTTTACATTTTTTTGAGAATTTTGTTTGAAAAATGGTATTGGAAGTTGGATCTCGCGAAGAAATCATTATCTAATTTGATATTTGACAAAAAATAATGGTAAAATTGAAAAATCAAATTTTTTTGTGTGCATGTTTTTGCCAAAGTGGATTTTGACATCTTGATATCCAACAGTCGATTTTAGTGTAAATATTTAAAAATGATATTTTTTTGTGTGCATGTTTTTGCCAAAGTGGATTTTGACATCTTGACATCCAATAGTCGATTTTAGTGTAAATATTTAAAAATGTTATTTTTTTTCAAAATATATTATAGTAAAAATGAAGAATATTGTAATTGCATCTAATAAAAATGTCTCTTATTACAAAATTATGGTTGAATCGTGTAAAAGACACAATATTGATTTAGTAATACTTGGTCTGGGCAAACAATGGAATGGACTTAGTGATAAATATAAATATTGGAATAAATATTTATCAGCATTACCAGATGACGAGATTGTAATGATGAACGACGCATATGATGTTGTCATTATGGATACACCAGAACATATTCTTGAACGATTTCACGCTTTTAATAAACCAGTTGTATGTGGAATACAAAAAGGATTTCCATTAGAATACATTTTCCCAAAAGCATTTTCCCATATTATTTGTACAGGTAATATAATTGGTTATGTTAAAAATATTCGGAAAATCATTGATATTATAATGCAACATAAACATTTATGGAACCATAATAGTGATCAAATTACATTTAATCGTATTTGTAAACAATCCTCTTACATGATGAATAATATTGCCATTGATACATCACAAAACTTATTTTTTGTAACAACAATTAATAATTTTAGTTTTTATGATAGTTTAAGTGAATTAGAAATGAAAAATAATTCATTGTATAATCGCAAAACAAACAAAAAAATATCCATTCTTCATTTGGCAGCCAATATTAATGGAAATCAACAACTTAAATATCTTGGATATGACGTAAGTAAATATAATGTTCATTCGGCTGGATCTTATAAAATACGTCAAGTTGGAACTTATATAAAAGAATTGGCCTCATCGAACAAACTATTATTTTTTACTCTTATGAGTCCACTGATATTGGGTTGTTTAAAAATATTTACTATTTTTAAATAATTTTTTTTCATTTGTATTATTTCTTTCACCATTAAAAATGAAAAATATTCTCCACTGGAAATAAAAATATAAAAAAGAAAGCTAATGCCAACACAATAAAATTCTAATTTTATTTCTTTGACCATTAAAATTAAAAATTTATCTCTATTGGAAATAAATAAAAAATAAAAAACAAATCTAACACAAAAAAAAAATATTTATAATTATAAATTTATCCATTGGAAAATATCAATCCATGAAGTGATGAAAATATCCCAATAAATCAGTAGTCAATGTGGAATGAAACTGTTTTTCACCATTAATTACAAAATCAACCAATTGTTTTTGTGGTAAAATATATTTTTTATATGCTGGACAAACAAATGTATTGTAATACTCTATTTGCTTATCTAATTTTGATTGGTCATAACGTTGTTTTCTACGATCTAGTCGAACTTGATCTGATACATCCATAAAAATTTTTATATCCATCATTTTTTCTAAAATTTTATTTGTAAATATGAAAATACCTTCCACTATAATTACATCATATTGATCTGTTATTTCTTGTGATTTAACAGAATCATATTTCATTCTTTCATAAATTGGCATTTTTGTAGAACGATTATTTAATAAATCAGACACCACTTGAATCAATAATTTAAAATTAATAATGGATGGTGCATCCAAATTTAATTTGTTGTTTTGGAATAATTCTAATTCATTGTCACTAAACTGACTAAGACCTTTGTAAAAATTATCCATTGAAATAATAATGGTTTTACATTTTGAAGAAAGAAAATCACATAAGTTCTTGGCATAAGATGATTTACCAGACGCAGATCCGCCAGTAATTCCAATTATTAATTTTTTATGTGTCATTGTTAATATATGGTATCTTATTTTTATTAATTAAATGTTCAATAAATATCGAATTTATATTTGAAATATGATCTGGGTAATTTAAATAAATATTGAAATTATCATTGTTGCCATTTTCCCCACCTTCATCTTCATCATTTTCCCCACCTTCATCTTCTCTATTTTCCCCATCATATTTTAATATTTGTTGATATATAATGAATCCAGTGTTTTCATGTTCATATGAATGGAAATTGGAATCCAACATATAAAAATTTATGTCATTTTGATTAATTTGAAGAAATTTTGTCAAATAATTTGACAAATAATTTAGTGGTATATATCGTTGAATACAATCATTTTCAATCATATGTTGTATATGATACATCATATGTATAAACATTTTTCTCTTGGCGCCAAAAAAATGTTCATTATGGTATAATAGTTGTTTCATTTTACAAATTGACAATGGAACATATGAATATGAAAGTGGATTTTTATTGGTGGAATATGTTCCATAAAGACACGGACTAAAAATATAATCATATGAATAAATGGCAATTTCCTTTGTAGTGATTGGTTTCATTATTTTTGTATTGATATTCATATAAAAAAGAAAATCAATATGTTTTATTTTTGGATGTACATGTTGAATAAAATATTTGCTTATTAGTAATGTTGATAATTGACTATATTGATCGAATTGATTCACTTTTCCAAATTTGGTATCTATAATTTGAATGACGTGGATTTTTAATTGATCACGGTAAGATGATAAAATTATAGGTGATATATTAAATGGTGTCACAATGAATATCTCTTTTGTATGTTCTGGCATAAAAAAATACTGTAAATATTTTAAAAAATCATCTAAAAATGTCATAAATTCTCGAATAAGAATCACTGTGAATATTCCAATATTTTGTTTGTTTTTATTGTTTTTGTTGTTTTTGGTTATAGTTATGGTGTTTTCGGTCATGGTGTTTTCGGTCATGGTGTTTTCGATGTTATTTTTAATGTCTTCATTTTGTTGGGATTTATATGGTGATGTTTGGAGAAATTTGTTTTTTATATGATCGATTGTGTTTTCTACAAAAACGGAAAAAAATGGCAGACAATAGACTTTTGTAGTTGTTTCATAAATAAAACAATGAGCCAATGGATATAAATTAATTCTTGAAAAATCCCATACTTCACTTGTTGGGTCAAATAAATTTAAAATTTTTTGTGCCGCATTTTTTGAAATTAAATATCCAGATGAATCTGGAAAATGAAATTTCTTTTTTAATGGAAATTGATAGGTATTTTGCTGGGTATTTTCCGACAAAAAATAATCATTCATTGATACTTGTATAACATCAAATGAATTTTTCAAAAGAAATTGAAAATTTTGAATTAAATCATTTTGTTTATTTTTGGTATATTCATTTTCTTCCAACATAACGTCATTTTCAAAAATAAAACAATGTGACGATGAAACATGTTTAATAAAATGACGCATACAAAGAAGATGAGAGATAGTTAAATAATAATCTTGTGTTGTTATTTTGTCCTGTGAACGGGGTGCGGTTGTAAATTTAGATGGTGTATATTGAATTTCATTTAACAGTGGTAATTGAATTTCTGTGTAATTTTTAATATTGTAATCAAAAAACATTTTTTTCAAACGTTGTTTATGAAATGGGTTTTTTTGGTCCTTCATTTGGTCTTTATTAAAAAATAAAATTGGAGCAAAATTATATATCATTTTGTTTTTTTTATTTTAATTTTTTGGTCTTTTCTATAGTCCAAATAAATTAACACTATTTCTACTACGCATCAATGTTTTCAAACAAATCTAAGTTTGAATTGATAAAAATTTTTATTAATTTAAAGAAACTTAAAGAAACCAATAAAAATGAAAGTAGAAATTTTTGATTACAAGCCAAAAATTGATGATCAATTTACACATTCCTATTTAGTATCCAACGTTGAAGATTTAGTAGAAAAGCATCGCCAAAATAATCATGTGGCTTTTGTATCAATTGCAAATTCACTTTTATTTATGGATGGAGGATCAGACAAAGGTTACATGAATGCCATTCCTGAAATTCAGAAAAAAGTTCAGTCAAAATTACCTTATCGTAATTTAAAAACATTTAATGGCACTGGACGTCCATATTTACCAATTGGAATTGCTCAAATGATTTTACCAGAAGGAACATATAAATTTATAAGTAGCCCATCTATGTTTTTACCACAAAAAGTTACCAACACAAAAAATCCATATCATACTCTACGCGTGGCATTGTATTTAGTCAATCAATTTAATTTATGGTGCCAAAAACATAATAAAACAGATCATCTCATTGAAACTGTTTATACACCATTTATAGCCACTGGATGGGGTGGAATTTCATATGAAAAAAGTTATCAACTTATGATACAAGCTATAAAAGAATCAGAGTTGGAATCAAAAAAAAATTTAATTGAGAATCCAAATTATTTATTTGATATTACAAAGAATGAGGCATTTTATGGTGTTTGTCGAAATTTAAAAAAAATCACAGCGGAACAGCCGAAAATTTATATGAATACGGAATTTGGAATTTCAGTGGAAGAAGTTTTAAACAATAAAGAATAATCGGAATTCAATATAACAAACCAATAAACAAAAAAATGATTTTTAACTGGGATTGGAATTTGAAAAAATTTAATGAAAAAATATTTAACTGGAAAACATTTAGAAACCATCATTCAAAATATATTGCATATTGTGGTGGATTATCTATTATTACACCACCATTAGTTGGATATAATTTAAAATCGTTATATGGTTCTACCTCACTACCTTATTGTTGGGGAACTTTAAAAATGTTTCCATATCAATTTGTTTTACGTGGTGGACAACTTGCATTAGCAACTGAATTAAAAAATCAAACACATCCATTGGTGGCATTTTCATCCATTGGAATATTTCAAGGTATTATTTATGGTCATGTAAATCAAACATGGGCACATTTTTTCCCAAAAATTCAAAAAATGCGTCCAAATATGATGCGTGGAATTTTATTTGCTGCTAATCGAGACATGATTTCACAAGGAATACCTTTTTTAATGAATGATTATGGTTTAGGTGCTGTTTTGGCAACGAGTTTTTTCTCTATTTTATTAAGTCAAGGTTTTCATAATTGTCAAACTATAATGCAAATGAATCGTTATGAAACATATTTATCGACCATTCAGAATGGATTTTCCAAGTATAAATATGGATTGTTTTATAAGGGATATTTTAGTCGTGTTTTAATGATGATGGG